TAAATGATACCTCTTGAACAAAAAAAAGAAAAATATATTGTTCAAAGTAAATCACGTATTTTAAGAAAGGCGGTCATTTACAGAATTTTTATATTTTTTTTAACATTATTTGTCACGTATTTATTCTTAAAAGATACGAATCAAACTCTCAAATATACCATTATAATGGAAATTATAACGTTTACTTTTTATTACTTATATGAATTAGGATGGAATTTGGTACCAATTAGCACTTAATTTTCCTACGTCACTTAACGTCGATTTGGAAGTTAGATACATTACTTTAAATTAGGTTTCTTTTGCGACGATTATATAAATTTCTCCATAATATAAAATTAATATTAGTACCTCCTTTATTAGAGTGAAAAAACAATGCACCTTTTCTATAAACACTGCTTAATTGTGTAAGTGTTTTTGCATTTTTGAGTTGTTGTTCTAATAAATTTTTTTTAGAATTTTTCTTAACAAGAGCTTCTCTTATTCTTCTGTTTTTATTCTTTTTCTTTTGTGCTTCTAATTTTTTATTTTCTTCTTGAATACTCGTTGCCATTAATATAACGTATATTATTTATCGGGTTCGGTATCTTGTTCCATCTGGTTCATGTAATACATGAACGGTATCATTTGGTATATTTTTTTCCATTCACTTTTGGATTCTTCGTAATACGATTTGGGATCTTTAAGACCTTCGTTTATAATTTCGTTTATCTTTTCTGTATAGAACCTAATTTCCTCTAAACAGAAATTGTAATAAGGATCGCTCATTACCTACTTTAAAACCCGTTTCTTTAAATATTTAACCTACTTTTTAGTCTTTGTTTTTTTAACCTTTTTAGGCGTTGGCTTTATATTTTTTATAAAACTGTTAACCATACGTGTTATGTAATTTTCTCTGTTAGCCATACGTCTTGTGTAATTTTCTTGTGCAACTTTTGCAACTGAAATATTATTTGATTTTACTATACTCATTTATTTATACTATTATTTTTATATGGTCGCTATATATTCCCATTGCAGAGTTTTACATATCTTATTCCATATCAGATCCTGATGATACAACTTTTCTTTTGATTTAAGTAGAGGGAAATATTTAAGGTACCTATCTTCGCTTAGAAGTTCGCAGAATTTGTATAATACGTATGAGTAACTCAAAAAGTTTTTACGTTCACTTGGACAATTATCATCGAAGGGTTTTTGTATATCCTTGAACATTATACGTAACCGTTCCTCGAGTTCCTGTGGCATTTTTGGTGGTGACATACCACTAAGTATATTTGTAATATACGGAACGTGTTCGTAATATTTGTTAAGTTTTAATTTTTTTAACAAGCTCCTAACTCGTGCGTGTGTTATTTCTTCTAAATTTTTAATTTTAATTTTCTTCAATTCATTTTTTAATTGGTCTATAACTTCCAAAGGTATATTAGTAGTTTCTTGTGCCTGAAATTGTGATAACCATTCGTTAAAATGATTTTCACGTTTATACGAATAATTCACTACCTTTTCTGAAGTTTCCTGTTCTTCTCGGTAAGTTAATTCTTCACTAATTAGAGTCGATATTATCAAACCACAACTTTGACATACAAGATCACCTGTATTTGTAAAATGGAATAAAATACTATCAACACAGGTTGTACACTTTTCTGGAATTTTAACTATGGGTCGTTCTACATTCATATTTTCGACTTCAACAAGATAGTCCGTAAATATATCCTTTCTCTGTAAACCACTCGTTTCTTTACAGTTGAAAATATTATCAGTTGATACATCCTTTTCGATATTATCTGTATACTGATTCATGTAAGGTAAACATTTCATTATGTAATCAGACATATCAGTTTCATATTTACATTTATTATCAGGGTCATCTTCTATCTTATTTTTCCAAAAATCAAGTTTGTTGTTATATCGGCTTAAAAAATTACCTTCCATATAATAACTAATTATAATGTTTGTTAAACTTTTAAGTGACGTTATAATTTGGGCGTATGATAAAATTAAATACTTAGTGTCTAAACCAGATTATAAAATAATTAACCAGTCTATGGAGTATACAATTGATAACGATATAATACCAGAAGAACTCAATGATTTTTGGAAAGATGAATGCGATGAATGGGATGGAGAAACTGAGAATTTTTATAAAAATTTAAACGGTATAGATTATAATAATTCAATAGTTCCAAATAATGTAACTCGCATTATTTTACGTATTAAATATTGGTATAACGATAAAATGTACAAATACTTGGTAAATGATTTGGTACATAAATGGCCACCTGAAAGTGATAAGGGTTTTATATTTAACATACCAATCATAAGTGCAATTTTGCTTGATTCGGATGATAAACCAGTAAAGGATTTACTTAACAAGATAAAGAGATACGCGGGTCCTAGAGGTGATTTTCATGATGAAAATGTAAAAATAAGTGACATGCTATATTATGATGACGATACACTTGAATCAGAATACCCAAGTATTCGGTTAAAAAATGCTATAGGTATGGTTAAGAAGGTAAGTACTGTTGACGGTTATATTACAGATCTTCGGATACCTTAGTTGCTAGATAAAAATTTAATTCACCTAGATTAGCAACGTTATATTTTAGTATAAGAAACCTATTTTGATCCTCTTGCATTATCTGTACATTTGCACACATACTTGTCGCTTTTGTAAATATGTTCATATATCTAAGTGAATACTTACCAGATATTTTTGGACTTTCGTCGTTACATTCTATATTAGTTTCCTGGTTTGCAAAGTCACCCGAACAATAAAGTTTTAGTTTTTTACCCTCCCTTGTTATTTCTATATCATTACCAATATTATACATATCTCTGCATATTCTTTGGAAATCTGCGGATAACATAGGAGTTATAGTTGTCATTTTCATTTTAGGTACTTCAATTTGATTTTCGTTTATATCTAGTAACTTTAGATCAAACTTTGTAGACGTCTTTTTAATTTCGCTAAATATTTCTATATTCATGTATTCTTTCGTGTCTATATTGATAATAAGAACATCACTATTTGATATAGATTTGAGAAGTTTAAACGTATTTGAAACATTTATACCCGCGACTATTTCAGATTCGCAATTATACTCTTCGAAGTTATCTGATGCTAAATACATATCTACAAGTGATGTTCTTGCTGTATCTAAAGTTACTATATACATCCCATCTGGTTTAAAATATATGTTAACGTCGTTTAATATATCCTTAAGAACTTCAAAAGTTGATTTTATAGCTGAAGCCTGTACTGTAGCTAACTTCATTTTTAATAAATCGTATTAATTCTTTAATTATTGTTTACTTTCTACATTATACGCATCACTTACACTTCTACTTATTTTTTCTTCGAGTTCGGCTGTCATTGGGGGTTGTAAAGAAACGCCATAACTATCTATTCCAAACATATCATCTATACTCTCACCACCTTCTAAAGTTGTCATAGAACAGGTTCCAAAACCTGCCATTTCTAATTCCTTAACTGGTAAAAGAGACTCAAGCCAGTTTTTTATTTCGTTACCTACAAGTAGTTTTCCGTTTTTTGTAAGCATTGTTGGAACTCTACTTATTTTACTTTTGAATTGTGGAGGTATACCTAATTTATTAATATTGTGATAACTAACAATTTGTTTCAAATTCTCATTTTTTTGAATATAATCAATTATATCTAAACTATGATTACACTGAGGACTGTATATTAAAAGAGACATTTTAAAATAATAAATTATAATATTTTCGCAATAATTTCACAATTGAAATAAAATAAAATTTAATAATAAGATGAACAAAATTGTTATAACATTACTAATAATATTTGTTATATATTCACTAACCAGGACAGAGAAGTTCACTAACGTACCACCTGATGAATTAAACGATGAAGAAATAGATTTATCCGGATACGAAGAAAGTGATTTATCTATTTCACACGATCTTATACAGGAAATCATATTACGTACAAATGAACAGATTTCAAAGAGAACTGGGTTATGTACATATATAATAGAAACTATAAAAGCTGAAATATACGAAAATAAAGACATTGAAAATCCTGGTAAGATATGTAAGTGCATGTTTATGGTAGTCAAGTATGGAAAAGGTGGTTTTGATTTCGGATTTTCCGTTTCTGCTGTTACACGTATTATAAATATGGGACCGCGGTACGATATTAATGAACTAGAGAATCAAAATGATGTAGAAATGGAGAAGGATTTAATTAAAGTTATAGAAAATATGGAAAATAAAATACTAAGATCAGGACTAACAGAAATTGAAGATGCTCGTTTAAGAAAATTTAAGAGAAAATATACCCAGTTCCAAAATATGAAAAAGGAATTAGTTAACGAAAAACCATCAGTCGTTATATTAAGTTTAAGGACACAACCTATTCATATAAAGAAACCTGATAATGAAGGTATTTTTACTAATAATATACCACCAAGAGAGTTTGAAGATTATTCACTCATAAGAGAAAGTGAAATATCTTATATAAAAAACAATACGAATTTACTTGTTGAAAAAGAAATACAAAATTCTCAAGATGCGTATGGTAAACCTAAAAATGTTCCAATAGTAACTTAGATGATCACTATAGATGAAATATCTAAGATAGCTGATAAACGTAAACGACTAAAAAAGGAGACGTATATAAAATTATATGAACAGATATCTAAAAAAATACGCCAATCAGTAGAACTCGGTAATAAATATGTATTCGTTCAAATACCATCGTTTGTTATGGGGTATCCACATTTCGACAGGCGAAAAGCTACTGATTATTTAATAAGACAATTTAAAATTAGCGGATTTATGGTTCAAGTTATAGGTGAATTTGAAATATGTATATCTTGGCGTGCTAAAAAGGTCGAAAAACATACCGAGGAAAAACCAGAAGAAGATTTTGAAGATTTTCCAACACTCGTGAACTTGAAAAAGACTGCAAATAAATACAGGGGAGCGCGATAATAACGTCTCATAAAAAAACCCACTTTATCATAAATGGATAACCTTAACATATTAGTTGAAGCTAAAAGAGAATATCTTGGTCAACTTTGTTTATTGATGTGTCCAGTTATGATTGAGACTTTTGATGAAATGTATGAAGAAGCATACAAACTCTCTAAAGGAAGAAAAGTACTTATTATGTACCAAAAACTTTTAAAGGAAGTTCCTAACTGGAGTGATGCAATGTCTAGACAACACTCTGATAATATAGCGAATAGATGTGCATGGTTTAATGATTTATTGGCGGCCGTTTTCGTGAGTTGTGTTAAAATATTATCAGCTGTTCGTTTGAGTAAAGACAATAAAAAAATTTCCCTTAAACTTCCAACTAATGAAGTTTTTATACAAATGTGTCATAACAAAGTCGCGGAATCTTTATACAACGATCCTTATATATACCACGAAACACAAAATGAATATGCTCGAAACGATAAATTATTCGAAAGATTCTCTATATGTGTTGAAAGTGCGGTAAAAGAACTCATACCTGTTCAGCAAATATTACAAACCTATATGTCACAATCACAAGAAGGTCAAGACCTTGATTTAGGAGACGCGGAGATAGCTGATTCGGAAGATCCAGAGCTTATAGAAGACGGTGGGGAAGAAGTTACACAAGACCCATTTAATCCGGAATTAAATGAAGAACCTTCTATGGGTGAAGAACCTTCTATGGAAGGAGAACCTTCTATGGGAGGAGAACCTTCTATGGAGGAAGAACCTTCTATGGAGGAAGAACCTTCTATGGGAGGAGAACCTACAAACTCTTTCATGAACAACGAATTCAAAACTATAAGTACGACTCCACAGACACGACAGGGTATGGCTAGTGAACATGGCGAATCTGACGATGTATTTTTTCCAGACGCTGCCGAAACTCGTCAAAAAAACATCATGTATAAGTAAATGGAGTTTGAAGATTATTTAAGAGATCCAGCTTGGGCAGGATTAATTGCTGGATGTATAACTGCAGGCTATATACACTTCAAATCAAAACTTAACAATGAAGGTAAACTCGAGATGAGCTCATATACAAAACCATCCGCACTTGTTGCAATTTTAGTATATGTTATAGTTTCAAACGGATTGGGTAAAAAAGAAAATATCAGTTCAGAACCGTTTTAGTTTATAAACTTAAAGATATTATTAGTATTATGTATATAATATACAACAATGACATCAGTTTCCGCATTTAATGAAATGATGGGTCAATTTCTTACTGAATTGCACAGGACGTTTCCAGAAGAAAAAGGATTGAAAAAGTGTTTATCGGCATTTGATTTAATGAAAGAAACGAACCCGAGATTAGTAGTAGACGGTTTCATGTCAGGTGTAACACCATATGCAGATAAAATTTCAAAGAAAGACGAATCTTTTTTTATAAAAGAGTCTAAGAATTTAGATTTCATGAAAGGTGTTAATTTAGAAAAACATTGGGGTTCGTGTTCAGAGAATACAAAAAACGCTATCTGGCAGTACGTACAAACGCTTTACATGTTAGGTACGACAATTAAATCAATTCCAGAAGACACATTATCCATGATTGAAAGTGTGGCAAAGGAGTGTGCCGATAAAATGGGTTCAGAAAATGAAAGTGGTTTAGATGAAGCAGCTCTTATGAAAACCATGCAGGGTATGTTAGGTGGCATGTTAGGTGGTAAAAAATAAACTCACTATATATAAATGACTTCTTGGTTCGAAGATCCAAAACAACTCATTCGAACAGACAAGGTATTAGAATTCTGGCCTTCACAAACACTTACTCCAGAAGAGCGTGTTAATGCCACAGCGAGATTTATTATTTATGCAACCTGTATTATATATCTTATAAATCGTGATATACGTATATTTGTATTAGGAGGAACTGCACTAGGTGTTTTATATATAATGGAAAAATCTGATATGATACAATTAGGATTGGCGAAAACAGCACACGAACGACCACCACGACCATGTACTAAACCGACTCAGGACAACCCAATGGGTAATGTTTTGATGACAGATTTTGTTGATAGGCCAGACAGACCAAGTGCCTGTTATTACCCAACAGTTAAAAAATCGTATAACAATTACGCTACAAAAGGTATAGAATATGGACCATCTAGATCTAGGTCATCTTTACCAGAATACCAAAGAAATGCATGTTCTAGACAATTTGTAAGTACAGCCAATTCTTCTTTAGGAAATGACCCATATTACCAATTTATACATGGCGAACAGGGACAAAAAACTTGTAGACAAGACCCACGATTATGTGATCCAAACGCGAGAGGTGTTCAACTCGAAGCTTTTGCAGGATTAGATCCAAATGGGGATAAGAGAAGTGGTATGCATAGAGGTTCAGGATTAGCAGCTGGTCATTCTTCTTAATTTCGTATTTTAAATATATTTAGTCGATACTCGATTTTCTTAAACAAAATGTTTTGTAATAGTAAATGGCGTACCAACTCCAACCTGGAATTAAATTAGTCACGGATAATGCTGTCCCAACAGTTTGTGCAAACGAAGAAGTTTTTATGTATCCTCAGCCCAGTGCATTAAACTACGTATCATCGAGACCAAATACTATGTTATATGGTACTGCGCCATATATGGCGGGTAAAGGATCTCCAGCTGAATATATTGAAACGAGTGACGCTCTTCGTCCCCAATCTACTTCACGATTTAATAAAGTTTTGGCGAGAACATACGAACAAAATTTACACCCACTCCAAAATGTAGCCTGTAAACTCCCACTCGTAACCCAAAGTTACGAACCATCCAGTACACGAGCCGAACTTCAAAATGGTTTGTTTCAGCAAAGATACCTTAATAAAAATGTCAGTAAGAAATAAGAATGGCTGATCCAATATCTATAATGGCTATAGCAGGACTTGTCTACGCTGGTCGTAAATTAAGTAAACCAACTGAAACATATATATCAGAAGGTGCTCCTATAGAAGAGGAAAACACAAATTTTAATGATAGAGATATTACTATAAACGATACGTATTTAGGTGAAGCGTCACCTTTGATCGAACAAACAAATTTTCATAAACAAGAAGTTGGCTCCTTCGGTGATATTGCCTCAACACAAAGATCTTCCGGGGGTGAAGTTTTGGAAATGAGAGATAGGTTCATGTATGACGGTGGTAGAATGAATAACTTATCACCAATAGAACGTCAGAATGTTGGTCCAGGTTTGGGTGTTGACCCGAATGTCCCGTCAGTTGGTGGTCATCAACAACTTTTCCGTGTGAATCCTATAAATGTAGGTGCTTATAAATTAACTACTTTACCAGGGAGAAGTGGTCCTGCATTTGATAGTGGAGGTGGACGTAGAGGAATTGCCGGCGAACTTGCTAATAATAGACCTGAAAAAACTTCATTTTTACCAGAACGTCTTCCAAACGTTGGTGGACGTTCACAAGGGTTTTCGGGATTAACACCAAGAGGCGAACATGAAAAAACTAAAAGAACAACAAATCGTTCTGAAACCGGACTTAGAACTGATACTCTTTCTACGGCAGCACCAAAGAGAATCGTTTCCGCTTTAACACGTGCAGCAGAACCAACACGTAACAAGAAGGATGGTAATATAGAAGCGTATCAGTACGCAAATATGCCATCACCAAATATCAATAAATATTCACACGGGTACTTAAATTCTCCATCTTCAAAGATAGGCGAAAGTCGAGTTTACGGCGATGCTTATGCAGTCGAGGAACTTAATAAGTTTGGATTGAGACCAACAGATAGAAGAGGTAAAGCTGGTCGAACTGCGGGTGCTGGTCGAATGAATGTTCGTGCCGACCCACTAAACCAGGGTGGTATGTTAACAGGTGTTCGTTCAGACACGTCCCGTATTGATGGTCGAGTAAATTCTGCAAACGGTGCTTGGACACAAAATTATAGACATAACGATTATTACCAATTTAATGCATACAAAGGTAACGAAAATCCAAATTCGTCTCAAAGTGGTTTAGATATAGCTAAAAACCAACTTTCTAGAAACCCATTGGCACATAGTTTTTCTTAAACGTATAATAAAATAAGTAATTCACTCATTAAAATAATACTCCTATATTTTAATGAGGGTACATACCTTAGACATAGATAGTGGAGAAAGAGATCCCGTTTCTTATTCAAATCCTGCAGACTATGTTGTTAAATTAAGAACACCTGTTTATGAAGTCACGAAAATTTCATTAATATCAGCACGTATTCATAACAGTCAGTTTCTCATACATTCTCGAAATAATCAAATGGAAGTGTTAACAATTGGTGGGGGTGGGGGTACTCAGACTGTAACTATACCCGTTGGAAATTATAGCGGTCAAGCACTTGCTGACGCTATAAAACTGAATTGTACAGTTATAACTGGTGCGACTTTTGATAAAGATACAAATGCAATAACGTTTACATGTAACTCAGGTGATTTTACATTCAAATTCTATTCGGGTAAGAATGGGTATAATACAAACGTTACAGGGTATACTACACCACATGATATACTTGGTTTACCAGCATCTGATATTTCATCGAGTAGTTCTTCGTTGACGACTGGTAGTATTAATTTACAGGGTGCAGACGCAATAATTGTAAAACTGAGTAGTGGATCCGATGAATTTAATAAGACTGTATTTTCGGATACACCTTTTTATACTGGACGAATACTCATGTGTGGAGACGTAATTAACTATTCTGGTGTAGACGACGCTGTCGAACATAATTTTGATAGTGGGGTACAAAAAACAATATCAAGTTTACGTGTTCAATTTTATTATAGTAGTAATAATCGTCTCATACCTTACGATTTTAGAAATGCGAATCATATACTAAAATTAGCAGTAACATGTTCTACAGATAAAATGGAAAATATACCTAGATCTAAACGAGGGGAGAGTTTACCTACACCTATGGAAATCCCCTATGAATTTAGAGAGGATGTACATAACTGGGATGCTTTTATACCTATATTTATGGTAGTCGCAGCAGGTTTATTTTTACTTTTAATTATAAAGAAACCTAAACGATTTGAACTTACTTAGTAACAGCGAACACCGGTTGCGCTGGCTTGTTAACCTTGGAAGACACTCTGGAAGTGACCATAAAGACAAAGATGGACAAGAGAGTGGTGAACAACGCGGTAAGCGTGTAGTTCATACCACCGTTCTTGTTAACCTTGATAACTTGGTTAACCAACCACCTAACCAAGTCAACCCAAGACAAGGCGGCGGCGAAGGAAAATCCAGCGACGATAGCATTGAGAGATTGCGACTCGAGTTCCGAGGCGACGAGCGTGATAGTTTCTTTGGCAGCAGACATTTTTTTATACTATAAATGTAGATTTTATTCTGGGAGGAAATTTTCGTCGAATAAAATTTTCTTATATTTTTTCGTATTTTTAAAGTACCCTTTCATATTTTTAATAGGTTTTTCCTTAGAGGAAGAATACCCTGACGATTCAGATTCTGTTTCAGACTCATTCTCGGTTTCGGTTTCAGTTTCTGAATCAGAGTCAGAGTCTTTATCCGAACTATCATCACAATTTGATATTTTAAAATATCTAATATCCTTGTCCCAACCTTCTAAATTAGATGTCTCCATTACTATCTATAGCATTTTTTAACATATGTTCTGTTGGGTTTTTCGGCACCCATGTACCCCAATTATCGTAGGCATTATTCATTTTAACGAATTTGTATTCTCGACCAGAATACCGTTCGAATTCGATGTCCTCTTCGTCTACTATATCCAATTCTTCTTCTTCACTATCTGAATCATCGTAAATTTCTGGGAAATGTGAACCCGTTTTCTTACCAACTTCATTCATGGCACAATATTTCATAGCGTATTCCATATCTTTACCGAGTATAGTATCACGACCACATGCTTTTGCGTATTCGGCCGCAAAAACAATGGCCTGTTCCATGACGGGTTGTATAACATCTATAGCTGTTTGTTGAAACTGTTCAACGAGTTGTGTTGTAGCATCTTTTTCTGATTGATTCATTGTATTAAAATAACGTTTGAGCAATACCGTTCTCCACTCGGAGTATATTATAACTATGCGCCAAAACTCTAAGTTCTCTTTGTGCTAAATTATCAGGTATTACTTTAAGTTTTAATATCTGATCTTTAACCATACTGAAATTTTTCTGACCTGTCGGATACCATCGTTCAGGTTCGAGTGCAAAACTATAAGAATAATACCTCCTAAAAAGTTGTGTCCGTGAATGGTGTATACCACTTTGTACAGAGCGTAAATTTATAACATTACCCGTTTCTTCATTTAAAATTTCTGAATCATCTAGAGACATTTTTAATGATTTGAGGTGTTCATAATTAACATATTCACCGTTATACGTTTTAAAATCCGAATCGTAATCGAA